AATACCACTTAAATTAATCTTGAATAATTGGAGAAGAATATAAACACACAATGCTGCAAACAATAAGTAAGTCGCTCCTAATAGTAATTGACCCGGAATGGTAACAACCCCTAATCCAACCCCAACAGACGCCGCAAAATGTTGTATAGAAACTATAAAATAATAAACAGCAAGGAATCCGAAAAATAATCTTAATATCCATACAATAAAATAAACGATATGTAAAAGAAGTATTATTGCATAAAATATTGGTGTTAATATTATACTTAAAAATGAAAATAACACATAAAAGAAATCAAACCTAAAATAACCGTCATTTGTTGGATATCGGTTATTTTCACTTTCACACACATCATCCAATATGTTTTTAATACCTGTAAATCTTTGATATGAACCTCTTCTATATTCATCAATAAATTGTGAAACAGTATAAACTTTATTATATTGCATCATATAAAATCTATCTTTACAATCAATAGCTTCTTGTATCATTTCCGGATAACTAGTATCATCCCCATAATCATCCCAATTAAGACTAAACGCATATGATTTTTGTTGGAGTTGTGGGTCACCAGTTTCACCCCAATCTTTAATATTTGGGACTAAATAATTAGCTCTTTTAGTTGATGCTGAGGCCGATGGAGATTGGGACCATTTAATTTTAAATCTATACTTACCTTTTGTTGGAACCCCTTTTTCTGGGTCAGGAGATAATACCTGCTCCCCAAATTCATTAGTTATGTAATAATCCAAATTCATTGGGACATCTATCATCCAAGTACCATTTTCATCAATAATTGTTCCTCCACCTTCTAAACCATATGATTCCAAAATAGGTCTTCCAATCGAATCTTCCTGCATTGTTTGCCTAATTGCCAATATTTCACCCGGACCTGTTATTACATTACATAAAAAACCAGAACCTCTTGTTGGTCTATTATTCGCTCTAATTGCATTACTATCAGAATCTGAAATCATTGACCCCATAAAAATAGCTGTAGGTTGTATATTAATATTCGCCTCTCCCGTTAAATCAAAATCTGTTCTAGTAATACCTAAATTACATATCTCAGGTTGTCCCCATAAAGGTTCAATTTCTATAGTTCTATTAAAACTAACAATTTGAGGTAATTCCCTCAAATTAGTTGAAGCCCTAAACTTGGTACCGTCAACTTGATTTTCAGTTGCTCTACCCATTCTAATTAAATCCTGAGGTGATAACGAAAATTCACCAATATCAGATAAATCAATATCAACAAAAATAGTGTGAGAACCAACAGGAACCCCAAAAATCATATAATCACCACTTTGATTAGTTACCGCGTTATATTTAAAATATTTGTCGTAAATTTCACCAAGAACAGGACTTAATAATACGTCTCTACGAGTAAAAAAAGTACCGGTTGGTATATGAGCACTATATGAAGGTTTATAAGGTAATAGATTATACCTATAACCATCATCATTAACATCATACAAGTTACTGTACGGATAAATGTTAGATATTACCGGGTCATCTTTATCAATTGAATCTAATGGAATGAAAACGGATACTTTAGCATTTGGGATACCAAAACCATTATTTACACTGACTCTACCAACAACAACACCGTAATCGGCACATTGTCGTGTGTAGATATCACTTTGAAGGATTTTTAAGGATAGAATTTCTAAATACTCGAACTCTTGGTCAATCATCACCTTTAATGAGGTGTCTACACCGACTTGAGTTCTTATTCTATAAGAATTTGACATATATTATCTTTTTTAATAAATAGTTTATACACTATTTTTAAAAGATAATTCATTATTATTTAAAATAAATTATTATGAGAAATTAACTGTTTTAAGATTTTTAACTCTAATATTGATATCTTTGTTAGAATATCTAATTTGATAACTCTGAGTTGGTTCCGCATAAATTGTTTCATCAATCAACTCAATTTGTCTTGTTGTTGGGTCTGAATATCTTTGAGATGTTTGAGATGATGAATATTGTCCACCAACATTATTAAAAAATTGTACATCTGAAATTGTAATAACCCCATTTTCATTTTGTAACAATCTTTTTAAATCAGATACGTTAACATTTTGACCCATTTGTCTGTTTGACGGACTAAAATAGTCAGAAACTACAGTTATTAACTGAGATATAACAGTACCTTGATTTTGAGAGTTATCCAATACAACGTCAACGTTTACACTTAAATCAATTACATTAGCACTTTGAACTGAAACGTAATCATTAATCATTCTATAATTTGAAAGGTAATTAGCAACATTACTTTTTAACGTATTTGAAACAACTTCCGTTAATGCTCCCGATTCATCATATGATAACATTTGAATAATAATTTTATTATTTTGTTCAGTAATAGCAACTTTAGCTGGTGCTCCGTATTGTGACGGCATTGTTCTAATAATTGATTCATAATCATTAACAGTTACCGCTCTATTTTGTGCGGAAAAATTATAAGAAACCATATTTCTCACTTCTTCCGTTGTTGGAAAGTCTGCCCCACCAATTGCCGCTGTAACATTTGAACATCTCAATGAATTAACAACCGTTGTATTAATACTTTCTGACGGTCCATTAACAAAAAAGGAAACTGTACCAACTTGCGTGATTGTATCAACACCTAAGTTACTTCCGGTACCACCACCAACTCTGTATTGAACAAATAGTGTAGTGTTTGCCTTTAGAGTACTACCTAACCCTAAATTATTTGAGTATTTGTTTAGGTTTAACATAAATCCGTTTGCCGCGAATTCTCTTAATTGTTCATCTGCGGATTGATTACCTCCACCGAATGTCATTTTTAAGAATCCTTCAGGCGTAAATTCAGAAATAAACTTATTACTTGTCTGAATATATCTCCCAACTTTAATTCCCGGAGAATCAGATACTTTTGTTGGGTCTTCAACGAAGACTCTGTCTTGAGCTAAAGCTTGAACTTCATACCATTTATTATCTGTTCCTAAAAATTCTTGTGATGATGGTACGTTAGTATATTGAGTACCATCTTTTAATAAAACCCCGGTTATCCCTAACACATTTTTTTCCGGTAAGAATAATTCATAAAAAGGTTTAACATCATTAGGTGTTATAACTTTTTTGAATACTTTAGTTAAACCATTAACAACGGTTTCTCGTTTAGTAATTGTGTAATTAAGTATTCTATTATTTGAATCAAAATTTGGGATTTTCAATCTATTTGGGAACCCATCAGCATTAGTTGGTGACGCAAAATCAATTTCATAAACCGTTTCAAAAACTTGTCCCGCTCCGTTAAATTGAGAACCTCTTCTTAATACCCCACAGTAACTTAAATCTTCTTTATCCCCATAAGCCGGTACTGTAATTGAGAAATCAATTAACGCAACTGACGGTCTCATTCCCGGTATTTTTAATCCATAAGTTTTTGCAATATTATATACTGACGACCTTTGTTGAGCGTATTGTAACACAGTCTCCTGAACACTTCTATCAATATTAAATTGTAAGTTATCCGTTACCGCAGCATTTAGGTCTAATAAAACCGAAAATACCGATGCGTCATTAAAATTCTGAACAGTTTCAGGATAATAAGTTTTAGTAAAATTTATAAGTTCCGTTCTGATTGATTGGAAATCTCTTGTTGTGTATGAAATCTTTTTATTAGCCATAATATTATATATTAATTATTACAAAATCGCTAGTATTAAAAACATCATCTGTGATGATATAATCAATCCTAACTTTAGCGGTATGTTCTAATTGACCAATACCAGGTACTCTAAAAACTCTATCGTTTTCACCATTAATATAAGACCCTTTATCTTCTTGTCCATCAGATGCCGCAGTTACACTAATATTAGTAAGTTTTAAATTTGGCATATACAAATCAACAGCGTCACGTATTTCAGATTCTATTTGTGAAAATGTAGGTGTATCTAATGGGTCAAAAAGAAATTCATATAATCTTGTCCCAAAATCAGGTAAATAATATCTTGAACCTTTCCTTGTTAGTAAAAGATGTATTAAATTGTTTCTAATTTCTTTTTCGGTCGTACTAGATAAATCTAAATATTTCCCATCAAAAGAATCTCTGAAAGGAAAAGTTAACCCGTATGTTGTTCCATCTGCCATAACTATAAATATAGTGTCGTCATTATTTTTTATAAATACCCCCAAAATAAAAAATCACGACCTAAGCCGTGATTTATATTCTTGTTAAGAACCACATCCGAAACATTCAAATTCCGTATCTGTTGGTTTTTGTGTTAATTCAACCGTTGGTTTATCAATTGATTTTGGTTGACCTACTTTAGATATGTCCACCGCCAAGTGTTTTGCTCCGGTCGATATCGCTTTCGTTCTAACATAATAACAAAGAGTTTTTAAACCTTTACCCCAAGAATGGAAGTGTGATGATGAAATTTTTGATAATGTTGGGTTAGACATATAGATATTCATTGATTGTGATTGGTCAATGAATGGTGCTCTGTCAGCCGCCATATCAATAAGTTCTCTTTGAGATATCTCCCAAATTGTTTTGTATTTTGGAATTAAATGTTCAATTCTTTTAACTTTTTTATTGTAATTTTTATCTTCTTGGTCAAGATAATTATTAAAGTTAATATTTTGAATTGACCCTTCATTCATAATAATTTCATTTTTCAAATCTTCAGACCAAATACCTATTTTTTCAAAATCGTTAATTAAGTATTTGTTAACAATTAAAATCTCACCACCAACAACACGACGATTAAATAATGCCGAGTGAGCCGGTTCTGTCATTTCAAATGAACCTGTGATTTTAGCTGAAGATGCAACTGGCATTTGAGCAGTGAATAATGAGTTACAAACTCCGTGATTGGACACTTCTAACTTAAGTGAGTCCCAATCCCACATTCTACCTAATCCTTCGTAATCTAATCCCCACATATCAAATTGGAATATACCTTTTGACATTGGTGAACCTTTAAAGAATTCGTATGGTTTATATTCACCTGATTTACATAACTCCATACTCTCAGTGATTGCCGCAAAGTAAATTGTTTCAAAGATTTCTTTGTTTAATTTTTTTGCCTCTTCAGATGTGAAAATATAATCCATTAAGAAAAATACGTCAGCAAGACCTTGAGTTCCAATCGCGATTGCTCTTTGTTCTAAACCACCTTTTCTACCTTGTTCAGTTGAATAACTATTAATGTCAACAACTTTATTAAGTGCTCTAACAACTTTTCTAACCTCACTGTAAAGTAATTTGAAATCAAATTCACCTTTAACAATAAAGTTTTTCAACACCATAGATGATAATGTACAGATTGCGGTAGTATTCTCATCAGTATATTGGTAAATCTCATTACATAAGTTAGATTGTTTAATCACCCCAATGTTTTGATGGTTTGTTTTTCTGTTTGCACTATCTTTAGAACATAAATAAGGAACTCCTGTTTCAACTTGAGATTCAATAATTTTATTCCAAATTGTTTGTGCCTTTACTTTTTTACCAAGACCAAGTTCAACCGCTTTATTGTAGTTCGATTCGTACTCATCACCATAAGTTTCCTGTAATGGTTTGATACCCGCCTTTTTAATATCGTTAGGACAGAACAAATACCAATCCGCATTGTTTTTAACCGCATTCATAAAGTTGTCCGGTAACCATATTGAGGTAAATAAATCTTTTGCTCTCAATTCTTCAGCCCCCGTATTTTTTTTGATTTCAAGTAAATCAATGATGTCTTTATGCCAAGGTTCAATATAGATAGCCGCACTTCCCGGTCTTCTACCTTGTTGGTTAAAGAATCTTAACCCTTCATTAACAATCTTTAGGTATTTCAATAAACCACCAGCAAATCCACCTGATGAATTAATACGACTCTCTTTACTACGAATGTTTGACATACATAACCCAATACCAGCGGCATCAGATGAATATGTTGAAATGTCATTGAATGTTTGTAATAACCCTTCTCTTGAATCTCCGTGATTGTATTTTAATACACAAGACGCTAGTTGAGGTGTTTTAGTTCCCGCGTTAATCATAATTGGTGTTGCAGGAGATATAACTTGATTTGATAATGAATGATAATACTCAACCGCTTGTTCAAATGATTTAGTAACC